TACAAACCCTCTTTACACTGTCTCAATCCTTGTCAATAACACAACAGACATCAATGGAGCAGTAGGCGATATTGGTACACAGTCAATTACATTCACATGTAACTCAACTGTTGCAGTAGCCACTACAGGCACATTCTAAAAAACTAAACAAAGGGGCAAACCATGGCAAAACTAAAGATAGTTCGACTAGATGGAAGCGTACTAGAAGGCGAGATCACTCCAGCAGTGGAGTATTCGTTTGAGCAGTACGCTAAAAAGGGTTTCCATAAAGCGTTTCGCGATGAAGAAAAGCAGAGCGATGTCTATTGGCTAGCATGGGAAGTAACACGCAGGTCAGGTGAAACTGTTAAGCCTTTCGGGATGGACTTCATTGAGACACTTAAAAGTGTTGAGGTGCTTGACTCAGACCCTTTAGCTTAAAGCGCGATCTTCCGTTCACCTATCTAATCGCTAGGCTAAGCATTAGATTGGGAATCGCGCCACAGCAACTGTTAGAACTAGATAAGACCATGCTAGATGCACTCCTGCAAGGTCTCAGAGATGAAGCGAAGGAGGTAGACGATGCCAGCAAGCGTAAAGGGCGGCGTTGAACTCCGCAAAGCCTTACGTAAGTTTGCTCCTGATCTGGGTAAAGAAACTCAGAAGGAAATCGCTGGAGCCTTAAAACCAATCACCAAGACTGCTAAAGGTTATCTACCGGATGATGGATCAGTCCTAAGCGGCTGGCTGCCAAGAGACAACTCTCAGGCTAGGTTTCCTGCTTACTCTGCTAGGTTAGTCAAGGCTGGAATCGGTTATAAAACTTCACCATCAAAGCCAAACCGTAGAGGCTTTAGATCACTCGCTCGTGTCTTTAACAAGACCGCAGCTGGAGCAATCTATGAAACTATGGGTCGCAAAACTCCTAGCAGTCGCTTTGTGCAAAACCAGAATGGCAAGTTTGGCGCACAGATGAAAGGCGATGGCAAGATGGAAGGTCGCGCCCTGTATCGTGCTTATGAAGAAAACCAAGGCAAGGCTAGAGAGTCAGTTCTAGCGGCTATTAAAACAGCAGCCGATAAACTTAACGCAACAGCCAAGGCGAGAGGTTAATCATGGCAAATATAATTATTGACATTGCAGCAGAGTTCACTGGCAATAAAGCCTTTAAGAGTGCTGAGACTTCTACAGATAAATTAACCAAGAACATTAAGAACATGGCCAAGACTCTTGGCGTTGCTTTCAGTGCTACAGCAGTCTTAAATTACGCCAAGGCTTCAGTTAAGGCAGCCGCAGCCGATGAGAAGGCGCAGAAGCAATTAGCACTGGCTCTTAAGAATGTCGGGCTAGGTCGAGATGCAGCAGCCTCAGAAGATTTCATCCAGAGGCTTCAATCAGAGTTCGGTGTGGTCGATGACAAGCTGCGCCCTGCTTATCAGCAGTTAGCAGTAGCAACAGGCAACACAGCCCAAAGCCAGAAGTTATTGCAGATCGCTTTAGATATTTCCGCCTCAACAGGGCGTGACTTAGCCTCAGTTACTTCCGCGATATCAAAGGCATACCTAGGCAATAACACAGCCCTTGGCAAATTAGGCGTAGGTATTTCGAAGGCTGATCTAAAGGCTAAGTCCTTTGATGAGGTAATGAATCAACTCTCCAACACTTTTGCCGGTGCTGCAACTGCCTCGGCTAATACTTTCCAAGGTTCAATGGATAAGTTGTCTGTTGCATCTGCCAACGTTCAGGAGATTATCGGTAAAGGCATCATAGATGCGCTCAAGGGTCTAAGCGAAGATACTACAGTCGATGATCTTGCTAAGGGCATGGAGGACTTTGCTCTATTCACTGCCGATGCAATTAGAGGCGTAGGCGTATTATTAGAAGCATTAAAGAGCATTCCAGCAGCAGTTAATTTGCCTGGACTCAAGTTTGCTATGCAAGCAACTGGCTTAGGTATCTTAAGCAAGATTGGAGCGGCTGAAAGAAAGAAGCAAGAAGCAGCAGCTGCTAGGGCTATGAACGGGCTGGCTCACTTAGCCGAATTAGAATCTAGTTATGCGATTATTACTCTTAAAACTACCAAGAAGATAACAGCAGAAGAATTAAAGCAACTTAAAGCCAAGCAGTTAAAACTAGCCATTGACAAGGCTAACCTAGCCCTTGGCAAGGGATCTAACGTCTTTGACATGGAGAAGATCCAGTTAGCAGCAGCTGAAAAGAGTGCAGCCGAGCAACTGGGCAAGGTAACTAGCCAAGCGCAACTGCTACAGATTACTAACGACCTTGCTCGCCTAGAGGTTAAGCAATCTATTCTGGATCTAGAAGATGCTATTGCCTCCAAAGATGTTAATGCCATAAATAATGCAACGGCTAAACTGAATGCAGACTTAAAAATACTTGGTGTGCTTACCAATCAGGATCTTAAACTTAGAGACATAAAGTCCATTCTTGACTCAATCCTTCCAAAGGATTTAATCAACCTAGCCAACCTAGATGCTGCCATTGCTAAGTTAAAGATGCTTGGTGGTGGCACAGCCACTAGCACTTCAGCAGTGGCAGGCACAGCAACAGGAACAGGTGCTCCTTCACTCCTTGATGCACTAGCTGCTGGCAGTTTCGTGCCTGTAGTCGGTGGCGGAGGCTATTCATCTACAGCAGGCAACTATGCTTCTAGCGGCTTTCCGGGGTCTGCCATGGGTGGCGGCGGTAACACAATTATTGTGAACACTGGCATCGGTGATCCAAACGCTATCGCTGAGGCTATTGACCAAGTGCTTACAGATGCAGCTCAGCGTGGAACACTGAGAGTAGCCTAATGACTTGGCTTCCAGAATGGCGAATAACAGTCGGTGATGATGTCTATACGACTGTTACTTCTGTTTCCTTTGCCTCTGGTCGCTTAGACATAGATCGCCAGCCCACTGCTGGATATTGTCAAGTCCAGATAGTTAATACCGATAACTCACCCTTTACTATCAACGTCACTGAGCCAATCCTTCTAGAGCTTAAAAACTCCAGCGGTACTTATGTGACTGTCTTTGGTGGAGAAGTATCAGACTTTAGTATTGGTGTTAGAAGCCCAGAGGAATCTGGCTTTATTACTACTGGCACAATCCTTGGTATAGGCGCACTGGCTAAACTCACAAAGGCTGTCTATAACACAGCCCTTGCAGAAGCCCTAGATGGCGCACAGATTGCAGAGATTCTAGGTAGTGCTCTTAACCTTTCATGGGCAGAAGTAACTCCAACTGTCACATGGGATACCTATCCAGCGACAGTCACATGGGCAGATGCTGAGTCTTACATTGGGACTATTGACACTGGCTTCTACACAATGATTAACCTAGCAGCTAGTGCCACTACTAAGAGCCAGACCCTAGTAGATCAAATAGCAACTAGCGCACTAGGACAAATCTATGAGGAGAAGGACGGCGATGTCTCTTATGACGATGCAGACCATCGCTCTAACTATTTAGCAGCCAATGGCTTTACTAACCTTGATGGATCTTATGCAACCCCTACAAGTATCCAGTCTCAGACTCAGATAGCCCGTATCCGTAACAGCCTTATCTATAAGTACGCTGCTGGCTACGCATCGACCTACAGTACCTCTGATAGCGACTCTATAGCCTCTTACGGCTTGTTTGAGAAGTCGGCTGAGTCAAACATCAAGAACCTTGCAGACATCACTGATATCGCCTCCAGAGAGTTAAACCTTAGAAAGAACCCTAGAGGCTCACTAGGAGCAATCCGCTTTAGATTAGATAATCCAGATATGCCGAGTGCCATGCTTGACAGCCTGATCGGAATATTCTTTGGTCAGCCTGTGCTTATTACTAACCTGCCTAGCAACCTTCTCGATGGAACCTTTGATGGCTTCGTTGAGAACGTGGCACTAAACGCCACCCCTACGTTTGTGGACATAACCCTTTATGTCTCAGCTACGGACTTCTCATTATCAACAACCCAATGGGAAACAATATTGCCAGCCTCACTCATCTGGACTGGCGTAAATGCTACACTTACTTGGACTAACGCGACTGGAGCACTAACCTAATGGCAACTACAACTCCTAACTTTGGCTGGACTGTTCCGACATCTAGCGACCTAGTAAAGAATGGCGCAACAGCCATTGAAACACTAGGTGACTCTGTTGATGCATCTTTTGCAGGTTTAACAGTTAATGCCCAGACTGGCACTACTTACACAGCGGTAAAGGCAGACGGACTAAATGCCATTGTTACGATGGACAACGCATCGGCTAACACTTTCCGCATTCCAACCGATGCAACTTACGCTTTTCCTATTGGCACAACTTTGCTTGTCTATCAGAAGGGTGCTGGAGTAACTACAATTAATGCTGTTACTTCTGGTACTACAACTGTAGTAAGCGCAGGTGCGACTCTTGCTGCTCCAGTTCTTGCGCGTTACAAGTCAGCAGCTTGCATTAAGATCGCTACTGATTCTTGGGTTGTAGTAGGTGGAATTGCGTAATGCAAAACTCACTTATCGGAATTATCGCATCGAGTTCAGGTCAAGTTAAAACATCATCTGTTGATTACTTAGTAGTTGCAGGCGCAGGTGGCGCAGG